GCACCTGAACGTGGTGTTCGCCCCGTATGCGGACGGGGGCTGAGTGCCCCCGTCCGACTGGGTGGATGGCTTCTTTTTCGCCATGGTTATTCACCGTCCTTTTCGGTCTGCTCAATCGCATACGCCACACATTTGGTGACCAGCGACACCCAGCGCTCGGGCATGGAATCCAAGGTGCCACTCACGTCGGTCTGCCCACGGAGTTCCGCATACTTTTGCAGGTACTCAAATTCCTCCTGCGTGATTACGCCACCCATCAACCCCAACGACACCGCCGATGCAAGCATCCGTGACACAGCCACCGATTCCCTGGCGGACTTGTGCATCACATGGACGATGTATTCGTAGAAGTTCATCGGCAGGTCGTGGTTCTCGCCGTCATATTCGTGGGTGTCGGGATTCGTGCCAGACACAATCACCACATCGCCACGAAGTTCACGTCCAAACAGTGTGGACGCAGTGGCATTGAACGGCAAGTCCAAAATCAGCCCCTCGTCGTGGATGTATCCGACCATCACGAACGACGACATGTCGTCCTCGTTGACGGCTCGCATGGTGACGGCATCAAACACACCGCCAACCTTGGATTGGATTTCGTCCACAGTGGAAGCGTTGCTTCCACCCAACAGGAACGTATATGGTTCCTGGGCAATATCGGCAGGTAACACTGCCGCCATTGTCATTCCGTACATTACACACCTCCTAGGTGTAAGTCTGTGCTGGACTCGTCAGCACGAGCATTTACTCGTGGACACGGGGAAGCGGATTCCCCCGTGTTTCGTCCTAGAAAGGGACTCGCTCAATGATTTGGGTGTCAATATGGACAACCTCGGACATGAGTTCCGCCCAATCGTCATCCTGCATCCAATCCTCGTACTCGTCCTCCGCCATCTCCAACAGGTACTGTGTACCCGCAGCCGACAGACGCACAGCGCCACCCAAACTCGGGTGACCCTCCTGGACAAGCAACGTGCCATCATCCAGCGATGCAGGAATCACGACACGTTTCCGTACGGGGACGTGAACCACCACGTCAATCTCAACTTCGTATTCGTTTACAACATTCATGACCTAACCTCCGTTTCGTTTACAGTATACAATCTCGTCATTACCTTTTGTCAACTACGTTGTCTGCCAGCCACACCCCAAAAGGTGCCCAACACACAACAGCACAACCAGCCACAAACAGCCACGCCCAAAAATGCGTAGGCACACCCATGCTGAACAGCAACAGCGTAGCCAGTAACCCCAGGGCAAACATCAGCGAACCCGTGAACAGTTTCATAATCACTTCACCTCCTCATAGTAATCGTCAACCTCAACACGGTAATCATGCGCAAGCACAGGGTCTAGCGCATCATGCACCAACGTCATCGCAATTTCGGCTGACTCCAATACAGAGCCGTCCATCTCATCCATGTGCATCACCACACTCACTGTGACGACATGCGTTTTCTTTTTCGCATTCATTATTTCACCTCACCTTTCAGTTCGTCTACGTCCACCCACACACCGCCTTCCTTGTGTGCACCCAACGGACGCACCAAAACACGGTTGTTCGTGAAGTCCAGTGCGGTGACAACCCATGTCGTCGCACCCCGTAGATTCCGATAAAACATCGCACCAATCTGTATATCCATAATATTCATTTCCCCACCTCCTGTGTGAAGAACTCTCGTAATGTATGTGTAACGCACTCACTAGCCATTTCCATGCTGATGTGCAGGTCGCTGTTGATGCGTTGCATACGCACCGACAGCAACTCCTGCCCATGTACCGAAACATGCACCAGCGTGTTTCGGGATTCCGTCGGTGGAACATCCACCATTATGTGTTTCATATTCACAGCAACCCCAATCCCGTAATCGTTTGACACACCCACTCCACAGGGTCGGACATCATCAGCCCAGCACCGTGTTCCGTGCGCTCCATGCACACATCAGGCTGCTGCTGACGAGCGAACCGCATTTTCGTGGACGACCCATAACTGCCACCCGCGAATGCGCCGATTGCCTTGTGGCAGTCGGACATTTCACGAACCGCGAACGTCAACCGTCGCAACATGGACGGATGAGCCAGGGTGAACATCAACGCATCCACGTCCATCGGGTCACGAGCATCATGCAACTTGACGACCGTCGTATGGATTTTGTCCCGTGAACCCGTCACCGACGTTTCACCGTACACTTCACACGACACACCCAATTTCGTGAGTGAGTCAATCAGTGCCAGCAACGCGGAACCGCGCTTCAGGAAATGGTCAACACTGTGTCCAGCATTGGCACCATAATCCACGAAGATTCGCACAACCCGACCCATACGTTCGCACGGCTCGGTTGCGAATTCCAGCATGCACTCAGGCTCGCCAGTCATGTAGCGCCCCATGTCCACGATGGAACCCGAAACGCTGTAGTTCGCAATCTGTGCAAAGTCAATCCGCTCACCGATTTTCTCAGTCAGCGAATTCATCAGCCGTTCCACATTGGGTCGCACATCATGCCACCCGTGCCGTGCCAACGTCGCTGCTTGTGCGAACGAATCCGTCATCGTGAAGTCCCGCCCGTTCTTATCGGACGAACCGAACTCAGGATTCGTTTCCGCATAGCGAATCATCTCGCCAAGCGAATCAAACGAATCCATAAAGATTCGTTCAGTGCCCTGTGTGAATTGCGTTTTCATTTTGACCTCCAGTCAAAATCGTAGTGAATATGGACGATTCCAGCCAGCATCACAAAGTGATGCCAGCGAGAATCTTCTCACGTTGGTCAGCCGTCGCACCCTTCAGGACGCGCATCTCCATGGCATCAGCCATGGACAACCCAGCCAGGATGAGTTTCGCACCACTGACGGTGGCACGGGGTGACACAATCACCCGCAACCCATGTTCAGCGACATTGCGACGTGCCCCAAGCACCGCTGTATACCAGCGCTTAGCCGTCGCCTCGTCCAGTCCGACCGAATTCAGCATATGCTGTTCCAGGTCGGTGTCCAAGTCCACTGGCACCATGGCGAACCTGTCCAGAAACGCCTTGTCAATCGGATTCCGACCAACATATTCGGCAGTGGCACCGTTCCCAAACGTGTTCGCTGCTGCCATCGCAACGAACCCCTCATGTCGGCGCACCATCCCATCGGGGAATGCCATCACACCGTTCGCCAGTGCCGAATTCAGCACATTCAGAACGTTCGGATTACCGTTGTCCACCTCATCCAACAGGAACACGCCACCATGCTCAAAAACCTCACGGAACGGAGTGCGCACCGTTTTCCCACTGGCATCCGTGAACCCCACAAGCGACGCTTCCGACGTTTGTGCAGTGACCGACTTGGATGCGAACGACAAGCCCAAGGCTTGCGCCACATTCTCAGCGATAGTGGATTTTCCAGTGCCAGCAGCACCGACCATATAGACATGCTCACCGATGCCGACCGCTTTCACGATGTCGTCAAACCGTGCATGCTGCTTCCCGTGCAGTTTCACAGTCGGACGCTGTGCGATGGTGATATGCCGAACCTGGGGTGCCACGTTGGCAATCATATTCGTCACTTCGTGACGGAACCCCGTGAACGTTTCCGAAACCGAATCGTCAACGATTCGGCGCACCTTGTCAGCGTCAATCGCCGCCTCATATTCAGACAGTGCAGTGTTCACTGCATCGGTCACGATTCCCGTGACGATGGAATCCAACCCACCAACCGACGGTGCCACCTTAGTGGCAACAGGGGCGACGACAGGTCCCGACACCGTAGGTGCAGTCGTTGTCGTTGCAACCTGCGGTTCAGCGGTTGACGTGAACCTGCAAGCCTGACGAATTGCCTGCAGCAATTCCAGACGGCTGAAATGCATCGGCGGACGACCGACGAATTGCACCTTGGCTCGCTTCGCAAGGGCAATTAGTTCCACCTTGGTCAGTGCATTCCATCCCACAGGGATGGATTGGATGACCCCGTTCACAGTCAGTATGACCGTTTCATCGTGGGAATTCATAGAGTGAATTCCCCGTGCTTTTTGTGCGGACATAGCAACAACCTCCTAGGTTGCAAGTCAATCTGGACTCATCAGGTACCGTTTCACGGTACGACACGGCACCAACGGTGCCGTGTTTCGTCCTACTTTGCTTCGCAAGCAGCCAAAAACTTCTCACGGTCAAACCGTGCATTATCTGCAACGAAAACGTCGCACAAATGCTCAGCCACCCAACGAACAGTCTCCTGTTCGTTCACATGCTGGCTCATGCTCATGACCGATGCCAAAGCATCGGCAATTGCCACATAATCTTTCCGCGTCATAATGACCTCCAGTCATTCATCATATGTGCCATATCGGATGATATGGCATCGTGGTACAGGTGGAGTCGAACCACCCCCAAACGGTATGCGACCACCGTGCAATTTCGCACGATGCGACCTCCGTACAATATCGCATCCGAGAACCCGATTCCGTCGTCGTAGACGGCTTACGTTGTACCTGCCATTACCGACGACTAGTCGGTACATCATCCGTGCCGTTGTCTTACCCCGAAGGGGCAGACCATACTCCCGACACGGCGGATGTAATCCTACTCAACCGCCGTACCCCTAGGTCGCAGGGCGATTCATGCCTCGCCGACTGCTGGCAACCGTTGCAACCGTTGCCCACCCCTCATCACCACCCTTGTGGATTGCCTCGGGGCACCGTGACGCTTTCGGGACATCCCGTCGCCGTGGTCATCGGCGGACTGTATGTGCAGTCCTCACAATTCACCGCCGTTTTGTCTCGGTCGGTGATTCGTTGCCCCATACCGTAAAGCACCGACCCACCGTTTGTCAACCACCAATCACACACCGAATTTTCACCCGTGTTTTGCACGCATAATGCGCACCGAAAATTACGCGCCAATTCCGCATGTTGGCAAAACCCGCCCCAACCCCATACCCGACCAACCCTCGCCCCACCCGTTCAGGCATGCGGCGCACGCATGGTTCGCGTGATTATAGCCGACCATTTTTTTTTGGGGCAGGGCATTATGGTTTTCTGTATAATTATTCACGAACATGAATGGTCACGCGCACTGCCACGGGCTGGCATGGGGGTGCCTAGGGGGGTGCACACCCGTCATGCGTGTATGATTCTTATTGCCAAGGGCGAGGGCACCCAAAATATATTCGGGGATACCCCCAGGGGGTGTTTTGATGGGTCCCTGGCGTTATATATTTTTTATTATGAGCCTTTTATCCAGCGTTGGTTGCGGGGTTGTGCTGTTTTGCTGGGGTCCCATTTTTTGTTGGCTGCCCACCATGCTGCACTGAGTTTGCCGCGGGCGATGTTTTTGGCGTGTCGTGACTCGAATGCTTTGCGTTGTCCAGCGGTTTGGTTTGTTTTTACGCCTTGCTGTCCGAAGCGGATTGTTTTGATTTGGTCGCCTACTTTGGCGACTACAATATGTGATTTGGTGGGGTGGTTGGGTGTGCGTTTGGGTTTGTTGTAGCCGCTTACGCCTGCTCGTGTTAGTCGTGGGTCGCGTTTTGGTGCTGCCATATTATTTTCCTTTGCGGGCTGTGCGCCCAGCCGTTTTTGCGGCGGGCGTGTTGGCTACGAACTGTTTGCCTTGACGGGATGCCTTTAGTTTTTTGCGGTTTGTCGCCGCCTTTTGGGCTGGCGACAATTTTCCCCAGGCTTTGTCTGGCAGATAGCGGGTTGTGCCGCTGTCGCGGATGGCGGGTTTGCGGTCAGACGTACGCCACTTTTCACCAGTCCACTTGCTCAGTGACTTTTGTGCCGACGTTTTGCTGCCGCTGTACCCGCCACCCGCTTTCTCGTAGCGTTGTGCCGCGATTTGTGCTTTGCGGGCAGACCACTGTCCCGCTTTGCCGCCCTTTGTGCCTGCCTTGACGGCGGCGACAATACGCTTGCGCAGAGCGGGGTTAGTGTATGCCATTACTTGCGCTTCGCAGGTTTACGTTTGGCAGGCTTACGCTTCTTGGTCGGCTTGGACATTCCAGCCTCGGACATGGCGATGGCGACAGCCTGTTTGCGGGACTTGACTTTGGCACCCGAAGAACTTTTCAGGGTGCCGCGCTTATATTCGCCCATGACTTTGGCAACTTTGGCTGGTTTCTTCATTTGGACTTTTCTTTCTACCGTCTTTAGCGGTATGATTTCACGAATCATCCCTAAAGGGATGTGTGTTACTTGTGATACTTCTTGCGGTTTGTTCCGCCCATGATAGCCTGTCGTAGCCGCCAGGACGATATAACCATCCAAGCCACAATCAGCCCAATAGTAGCCCATAGTGTCAATGATGCACTCAGACTCACTATAACTATTAGCATCATGCCAACCAGCGGGCGCATCAAAAGCATCCACCCATTTTACCAAAACCATCTGCCATTTCCGTAAACCCATCAACATCGGATGCTTCGGAATGTTATTCATGGTACTCATCTTTCCACGCACTAGCCATCAAGTGCCATAGTGAAACCGCAACCAAAGCCACAGCCCCAACCAACCCCAACACCAAAGCACCCACAAACCTGACCACACTCATCCCAACTGCCCCTTGTCGTCGCCACCTTCACTATCGTTCGGTGGCTAGCATATCCAATTCTATTCCCCCTCCCCCTATTATCCCCCTCCCCCGTTCCCTAACGGGGACATCTAGTATCACCCTGGTACTACTCTGGTATCACTTACTAAACGGTCATTCAATGCTCGGGAACATTCACCCCTAGGGTGATGGAAAATAACTTGTTGGACGACCGCCAGGAAAAATATTTGCAGTGGCTGTGCTTGCCGCAGCAGTTGCGTGAACCTTCCTCCAAGGAAAAGTACGCTGCCACTAACGGTGTTGATGTCACCACTTTGCGCAGGTGGGAGAAGAAGCCGCACTTTCGTGCGGAATGGGACCGTCGTGTAACAGACCTGCAGGGTTCGCCTGAGCGAACCCAACGGCTACTGGATGCGTTGTATGATGCGGCTTTGGGCGGCGACAACAAAGCAGCCCAACTATATCTCCAGGCGACCAACAGGTTTGCCCCAACGCAAATTAAGGTTGAGCACACCAAGGCGTTGGCAGAAATCTCGGATGAGGATTTGGACCAGTTGATTCGGGAAACTGTTGTCCAGGAGAAGCGGGAACGGGACCAGCGGGGGGAACTGCCCCGCCTATAATGAGTAATCTAATAGAGTGCCCTGTCTGCGGATGCGAATATCCGCCTGTGGCTACTCGTTGGCTTTGCCCAGAATGTAAACATAAAGACACCTGCTGCGAAGGAGAACCTGCTAAATTCAGGGACTACGATGACGACAATCAATGACGCAATGTTCACCGCTCTAAAGGTGCTGCACCCTGAAGCGGGCGCAACACCCACGTTGGGTGACTTGCTGTATTTGGAGAACTTGTCGCCGCGTCTTGGTTCCTACGAGTATTATGCAGCGGTTGTCGGCAACATCGGCTCATGGTCCGATGTTGCTTTGGAATATTGGACCGACCCCGACTATGTAGCCACCAACTTGGAGTTGGAGAATGGGAACGACATGCTCTTAGAGGACGGGGGATTTATTCTTTTGGAGGCTGGTAATGGCTGATAAGAAAATTACCGAACTGACCGCGTTGACCACGTTGGCGAACGAAGATTTGTTTGTTGTCGTTGATGACCCGTCTGGTACGGCTGTGACAAAGAAGATTACGGCTGCTACACTGTTGGCTGCGGTACCCGCATCTCCGCCTGACTCAGACCAGGCTATTATCGCGGCATCATTATTCGCATAAGGAACAACCCCCACTAGGAGTAGATATGGCAACTTTCAGCAAACTCGTTCTCAGCGGTTCAACCGATGGCAAAGCCGTCAAGGTTGCTGCTACGGCAACCCCTGGCACGACAATCCACACGGGTTCCACCACGGCAACAACCGTTGACGAAGTATGGTTGTATGCCCAGAACACGGACACGACTGCCCGCAAGTTGACGATTGAGTGGGGTGGCACTTCCAGCCCTGATGACTTGATTGAGGTTACCATTCAGCCCGAGGCTGGATTGGTTGCGATTGTTCCTGGTTTCCCGATTAAGGGCAATGCAAGCCCGTTGGTTGTTCGTGCGTTTGCCGCGACGGCTAACGTTATTACTATTCACGGGTTCGTTAACCGTATTACGGTGTAACCAATGGCTTCGGCAAGAAGGCAGTTGGGTTACGTTTCATCCCTGATTACACAGGGTGTGCCATTGATGACTTATGGTACCGCTACGGGTGGTGTTGGTTCGCCTACTGCTGTAACGATTAGCAGCATCGACTATCAGTATCTCACCTTCACGAGCACGGGAACGCTGACAATCACGAAGGCTGGACTGTTTGACGTTCTGCTTTGTGGCGGTGGCGGTGGCGGTGGCTCCGTTCCGCAGGCGAACAATCGCGGTGGCGGCGGTGGTGCTGGCGGTATGGTGCGTGAAATCGTCTATCTGGATGCCAACGTCACCGTGACTGTCGGCGGGGGTGGAGCAGCCGTCAGTCTCGGTTCTGGTTCAACGATTGGAGGAACGTCACCAAGCGCAACTGTGGACAACATCAGCGCACTCGGCGGTGGATGGGGTGGTTATCGCACAGGGGATAACAGCCTCAGACCGTCTGCTGGTGGTTGTGGCGGTGGCGGTGGCGGCTCGCAGACTGGTACAACAGGTGCGGTGTCTATCGGCGCACAAGGTTTCGGTGGAGCAGACGAAGCAAGTAGCATCGGTGGTGGCGGTGGTGGTGCTGGTGCCGCTGGTTCTGGTGGCAACGGTGGAGCAGGTATTGACGTTGCAGGATTCATCGGCGGTTCCGCACTATTCAAGTGCGGTGGCGGTGGCGGTGGAGCAGTGACGACCCCAGGAACAGGTGGGTCATCCATCGGCGGCAACGGTGGCAACAATGCGAATGGTTCTGCCGCTAGTGCGAACACGGCTTCTGGTGGTGGCGGTGCGAGCGACAATGCTGGCAACACGGGTCGCGTTGGTGGTGCTGGTGGTTCGGGAATCGTTTACATAAGGTGGCGCGTATGACACGCAGTTACATGGGGTATGTTTCGTCGCTCACGACGAACACAATCCCAATCGCTACGACACTGAATGTGGGATACTTGCTCGTCGCAGGTGGTGGCGGTGGTGCTTTCTCAAATGTTTCTGGTGGCGGTGGTGGTGGCGGTGGAATGCTTACCGATACTGGGATAGTCGCTGCTGGGATTACATACACAGTCACTGTTGGTGCTGGTGGCTCTAACTCAGCGCAGAATGGGCGCAGTGGTACACCGTCTGCATTTCTTCAGAGCGTAATGGGTGGTGGCGGTGGTGCTTCGTCGTATGACGGTGCGATGGCTGGTGGAAACGGTGGCTCTGGTGGCGGTGGAACTCGCTCAGGTGGTGGCGGTGATGGTGTTGCTGGACAAGGCAATGCTGGTGGTTCCTCAAATGCCACTACTAATGCTGGTGGTGGTGGCGGCAAGGGTAGCACTGGCGGTAACGGAAGCGGGACAACTGGCGGTGCGGGTGGTTCAGCATCCACGAACGACTACACGGGGACTACACGCTCGTTTTCTGGTGGTGGTGGTGGTGGTGGTACTGGTTCTAATGGTGCTGGGGGAACGAATGCAGGAAGCGCGCCTGCTGGTAGTGCTACTGCCAACTTCGGTGGTGGTGGCGGTGGTGGCAATGGCTCTGCTGGGAATGGTGGGTCTGGTCGTGTCGTCATTCGTGCATTGACAGCAGACATCGCTTCGTTTACCATTACTACAACTGGCACTGTATCTACTGGAACGACTGGCAGTTACACATACTGGGATTACACAACATCAGGCACATTCGTGGTAGCCTAAGGAGAAGAACATGGCACATTTCGCACAAGTCAATGACAGCAACGTGGTTCAGCAGGTCATCGTCGTATCCAACGACGACTGTGGCGGTGGGGACTTCCCCGCCAGTGAGCCTGTCGGTCAGGCGTTTATTGCGTCGTTGGGTTTGACGGGAACGTGGAAGCAGACTTCGTACAACGGCAACTTCCGTGGACGTTACGCTGGTATCGGTATGACGTATGATGCGGGACTTGATGAGTTCGTCGCACCGCCTGTTCCCGAGGAGACTGAGTGAAGCGCATCCAGCCTCAGCATATTGAAATGCTGAAGTCATATTTGCGTTCGGCGTTGGCGGCTGTCGTCGCCGTCATGGCAACCGTTGACTTTACGTTCCAGGATGTTCTGAAGGCGTTTGTTGCAGCGTTGATTCCTCCCGTGTTGCGGTGGATTAACCCGAAAGACCCTGCTTTCGGTCGGGGTGCCCAACCTGTAGAATGATGCCAACCCCGCAGGGGTTGACATTCATTTCCCTAGGAGGCTAGATGAGTTATATCATTGCGGCTGTGCTTATGGTGTTTGGAATCCCCGCCCCCGAAAACAAACCCAGGGTTTGTGTGGAGTATCATTTCGCGTTGGACAGACTAGGTTTCTCCAGCGACGACAAGCAGATGGCTCACAGGGTTATGCACCGCGAGTCGCGCTGCAACCCGCTGGTGACGAATCGCACGGACCCAAACGGCGGGTCACTAGGCTTGTTCCAGATTAATCGTTTCTGGTGTTTGCCGAACCGTTACAGTCCGCAGGGCTGGTTGCAAGCCCAGGGCATTTTGGATGAGTGTGAGGATTTGTATGACCCGATGGTGAATGTTCGGGCGATGAAGGCTATTTTTGATTATTCGGTTGAGGCGAATGGTAACGGCTGGCAGCCGTGGGGCATGTGATGCAACTGGATGAACTTCTCCAGGAGCGCGAGTGGCGTTTGTGCCGCGGCAAGGACGACTCATTAGAGGCGCAGTTGGCAGCCTTTCAGCATTTCTGTGCAAACTATTGGTATATCAAGCACCCCTCTAAGGGGCGTATTAGGTTTGAGTTGCGTCCCGCTCAGGTGGAAACCGTCAAGACGTGGATGGGTGAACGTTATACGGTTGTCTTGAAGGCTCGTCAGATTGGGTTTTCTACGTTGGCTGCGGCGTATGCGTTTTGGTTGACCTATTTTTTTGCTGACAGGTTTATTATTATGTTGTCGCGCACTGAGCGCGAAGCCATGAAGTTGTTGGCAAAGTCTAAGTACGGTTTCAGGTTTCTGCCGTTTTGGTTCCGTGAACGCGGACCCAAGCAGGTGACGGACCACCAGTTGAAGATGGTGTTTGATAATGAGTCCGCGATTGAGTCGCTGCCCAGCGGCTCTGACCCTGCTCGTGGTGAGTCGGTGTATGCGGTGTTTGTGGACGAGTGGGCGTTCTTGCCCAACCCCGAAGAGGCTTGGGCTTCTATTGAGCCGATTGCGGACGTTGGTGGACGTGTCCACGGCTTGTCCACCGCCAATGGTTCAGGAAACTTTTTTCACCAACTGTGGGTTGGCTCGCAAACTGGTACTAACAAGTTCAGGGGAATTTTTTACCCGTGGTCCGCTGACGGTGAGCGTGGCGAAGAGTGGTACGACGACAAAGCCAAGAATATGCAGTCCTGGCAGTTGCATCAAGAGTACCCGCGCTTTCCTGAGGAAGCGTTTATCAAGTCGGGTAACCCTGTGTTTGATATTGACATGCTGGACAGTATGGATATGGTTGAACCTGACCGCGGCTATTTGCATGTGTACGCGAATAACGTGTCCGAGTTCCGACCTACCCAGGATGGTGAACTGGCGATTTGGGAGTTCCCCGACCCTGAGGCTGTGTATGTGTTAGGTGCTGACGTTGCCGAAGGCTTGCAGCATGGCGACTATAGTTCCGCCCATATTGTGAATGCCTCCAAGGGGTTTGTCGCCGCACATTGGCACGGGCATATTGAACCTGACCTGTTTGGCGAAATGATGGCACAGTTGGGCTGGTGGTACAACGGTGCCCTGGTCGGTATTGAGAACAACAACCATGGGTTGACCGCCCTAAAGGCGGCTCAACGTATTGGCTACAAGAATCTGTATCGTCAGCGACGGCTTGGGCATGTCCGCCCCGAGGCGACGGAGATGTTGGGTTGGCGTACCTCAGCCAGTTCCAAGCCTCTAATGATTGACGAACTTGCAGCCGCCCTCAGGACGAATGACTTGGAGGTGTATTGCGACCGTACGATTGCGGAGTTGCGTACCTTTGTCCGTAAGGCGAACGGGAAGATGGCTGGCAGCCCCCACGACGACAGGACTATTAGTTTGGCGATTGGTAACCAGATGCTGAAGTATGTATGGCTGCCCGAATATCGGGGCGCTGCCCCGATTCCCCGCAACAGTTTGGCGTGGTGGGAACAGTTTTTGACGGGTAACGACGGAATGGAACGTATCCCGATTGGTTCTTATAATGTTCGCTCCAGGATGGGTAGGTGATTGGGAACAATCTTCCCATATTTGTATGGATTTGACCTGTAACCAGTGTGGGAAAGACTTTTATGTGGACGAACTGCCCCGCCGAGGGGCGGTTTGCTTCGGCTGCCACATTAAAAGTGTTCGTTTGGGTTTCACCCAAGGCAAAGAAGAGTTCCACGGTCCGACCATTAACGAACGCAAGGAAAAGATTATTTCTGACGCAAAGATTAACGGCTATAACCCTGAGCCTGTTGGGACTCGTTGGGTGTAACGTATGGTGGAGGTGTGGGTTCCGATTACGGTCGCAATTATTACGGGACCGATTGTCGTGGTTTTGCAGAAACTGCGCAAAGAGAATTCGGAACAGCACGGGGAAGGTCGGGCGTTAATTCAGCAGGTTGCCGACAAGGTGGACGCTGTGGGTACTAAGTTGGATGAACATATCGGTTGGCATAAAGGTCGGGGTAAATAATGGCACGAAAGTCTTTGGCGGACATCCTGGGTGGTTACCGCAAAAAGTTGGACTCATCCAAGCGCTGGCGCAAGGAAGAGGGCTATGACCAAACCTGGAAGCGGTTGAACGACCTGTACCGCGGTCGCCACTATGAGACATATTCGGAGAATGACCGTCTGCTGATTAATATGGCGTTTGCCACAATTAACGTGTTGGCTCCTGCCACGTCGGTTAACTACCCGAAGATTACTGTCAATGCGACCAAGCCTGATGATGCGCCTCAGGCGGTTATCGCTGAGGCGGTGGTGAACTATTGGTGGCGTACCCGTAAAATTCAGAAAGAGTTTCGCCGTTCCGTCAAGGACATGCTGATTTTTGGGCATGGCTGGATTAAGGTTGGCTACAGGTTTGTTGAAGAGGAAGTCATTGAGGAAGCGGATGACGCTTCCGACCCTGTTGAGGGTGGAGAGCCAGTGGCGACGACAGTGATTCTGGAGGATGCCCCGTTCGCGGAGCGTGTGTCCCCGTTTGATGTGTTCGTGGACCCAGATGCAACAGCGCCCAGCGACATGCGATGGATTGCGCAACGTATCCGCCGCCCCATCGCAGAGGTAAAAGCGGACCGTCGTTACAACAAGTCCGCTCGTGAGCAGGTCGGTGTGATGGCGGTCGGTCGCTATAGTGACGACCCGTCTGTGCGCAAGATTCACGACAAGGACGCTGGCTACGCGGAAATCTGGGAGTTTTACGACATTAGCAAGCGCACAATGTGTGTGTTTGCGGACGGCTCCGACCAGTTCCTGGTGAAGCCAATGCGTATGCCGTATGCGTTTGGTCAGCCGTTTGTGTTTATTGCCAACTACGAGATTCCTGACTATTTTTATCCGATTGGTGAACTGGAATCCATCGAGCCGCTCCAGAAAGAGTTGAACGAGACTCGTACCCAGATGATGAACCACCGCAAGCGGTTTGCCCGCAAGTGGCTGTATAAGGAGTCGGCGTTTGACCAGTTGGGTCGTACCGCGTTGGAGTCGGACGACGACAACGTAATGGTGCCCGTCATCTCTGACGAGGGTCTAGGGAATGTTGTCGCCCCGATGCCTGCGGTTATTAACCCGCCCGACTTCTACAACCAGTCCAGCCTGATTATTTCGGATATTGACCGCGTGTCGGGTGTGTCCGAATTCCAGCGTGGTGCCGTGTCTGAAATCCGTCGCACTGCGACGGAAATGGCACTCATCCAGGATGCCTCTAATGCCCGTACCGCGGACAAGTTGGCGACGATTGAGTTGGCTGTGGGTGAGGTTGGTCGCCGTTTGCTGGCGCTTGCCCAGCAGTTTATGACTGGCGAACAGGTTGCTCGCATTACTAGCAAGAATGGTCAGCCTGTTTGGGTGGAATATGACCGTGACTATATTGCTGGCGACTTTGACTTTGAGGTTGTGGGCGGTTCTACCCAGCCTGTGAACGAGTCGTTCCGCCGTCAGCAGGCTCTCCAGATTGTGGACGCTATGGCACCGTTTGCGGGTGCTGGGGTGGTGGACATGCAAAAGTTGGCTGCTTATGTTCTCCAGGTCGGTTTCGGGGTAAAGAACCCCGAACAGTTTATTACGGCTCCTCCGCCGCCGCCTGAGGCGGCTGGCGGGGTTCCTGGCGGTTTGCCTGGTGGCATGCCGCAGTCCCCTGGCGGTCCGATGCCGTTGATGCCCGACATGCCTGTTGGCATGGAGGACATGCCCCCACTGCCTGAGGGTATGCCACCCCTGTAGTCCCCTAGGGAACAGCCTTCCGTATGGGTAGAGCAACCCCTGTGGACTCGGAAGGAAAAATATGAGCGAGGAAATCGCAACACCGTCTGTCGTGGACACCAATGTTGGTGCAACCAATACGCCCAGTGCGGAGCAATCAGTACCAGAAACACCAGTTCTAGCGGTTCAGGATTACGCGAATTATGTAGTCCCGATTAAGTTGGATGGTGAGGAACTTCAGGTTCCGCTTTCTGAGGCAATCGCTGGCTACCAGCGTCAAGCGGACTACACGCGAAAGACGCAAGAATTGTCGGCGCAACGGGAACAAGTCCAGTTTGCGTCAACTCTTCAAGCGGCTTTGGAACGTGACCCCGAAGCAACCATTGACCTGTTGATGCGTCATTATGGTGTGAGTCGGGCAGAAGCGCGGGCGATGACGGCTGATGTTGAGGATACCGAGTCTCTTGACCCAGCCGAACGGAAGTTGCGCGAGATGGAATCTCGCATTGCCCAGTTTGAGGACTACAAGTCTCAGCAGGAAGTGGAACGAGAAATTTCACGGCTACAAGCCAGGTACTCTGATTTTAATGTTGCTGATGTAGTGAACACCGCGTTGCGGTTGGGCACGTCCGACCTTGAAGGGACTTACAAGCAAATGGCATATGACCGTATGGTTGCACAGCAGGCGAAAGTCCAGGCTGACGCTGCCGCAAAACAGCAGGCTGTTGAACAGCAGGTTGTTGAAGCGAAGCGTCAGGCTGCAGTAGTGAGCGGGGGTTCCAACCCTGCGGCTTCTACGACGACAGAATCTGTTGAGCCGATTACGAATATCCGTGACGCTTGGAGCGCCGCAAAGCGTCAACTTGGCGCAAACTGAATCATTCACTTTACACACTAGGAGAAAACCACAATGGCTGGTAACCCGAATTTTGATGCGTTGCTTTCAACAACGCTCGCTAACTACCGTGACCAACTCACGGACAACGTGTTCACCGCACGTCCGCTCACCTATTTCCTCATGGACAAGGGTCGCATTCGTATGGTCAACGGTGGCACCAAGATTGTTGAGCCGCTCATTTACGGCAGCAACAGCACGGTCGCCTCGTACAGCGGATACGATTCGCTGTCGCTGACCCCCCAGCAGGGCATCACTGCCGCCGAGTACGAGTGGAAGCAGTACGCTGCCTCCATCACCATCTCGGGCATTGAGGAAGCGAAGAACAACGGTGAGCAGGAAATCATCAACCTGCTTGAAGCCAAGATTATGCAGGCTGAAGAGTCGCTGCGTGAAGGCTTCAACCAGATGTTCTTCGGTTCGGGCACTGGCAACAGCGGCAAGGACTGGAACGGTCTGGGCAACATCGTTGAGGCTTCGGGCACGGTTGGCGGAATTGACCGCTCGACCGAGACCTGGTGGCGCTCGTACGAGGAGAACACCGCAACCGCGCTGACCCTCGCACAGATGGCAACCGCCTACAACACGGTGTCGGTTGGTAACGACCACCCCGACATGATTCTTACGACTCAGACCCTGTTTGAGAAGTATGAGGCGCTGTTGGTTCCGCAACTCCGTTTCACGGACACCCGTACGGCGGATGCTGGCTTCCAGAACCTGCTGTTCAAGGCTGCTCCTGTGGCGTACGACGTTCACGCCCCCGCGGGAACGATGTTCTTCCTGAACAGCAAGTACCTCACGCTGGTTGGTCACAGCCAGAAGTGGTTCGCACAGACCGCGTTTGTGTCGCCTGAGGACGTTGATGCCAAGTACGCCCTGATTATGTGCTACGGCAACCTGACCTGCCGTAACGCGAAGAAGCAGGGCAAACTGACGGCAAAGACTGCCTAAGGTAGTTAACCGTCATAATGCGGTGGGGGCACTAGCCCCCACCGCACCGAATTCCGCAATACAAATTCACACAAACTAGGAGAAAAAAATGCCTTTGGTTCCGAATGACACTGATGGTGCAATTTCACGCAAGCGTATCCAGGATTGGGTTGCTGCCCGCGAAAAGACGGTGGTTGTCGCCGCCGCTGACGAAAACACCACGCAGTCGGCTGCAACGCTTGTTGCCAGCAAGGTTGTCTACACGATGACCCCGACCGCAAACCGTACCCTGACCACGCCGACTGGTGCCCAGTTGGGTGCAGCCGTTGCCGATGAGGCTGTCGGTTTCTCGTTTGAGTTCACGGTTGTGAACCTGGCGAGTGCGACGCACACGATTACGTTGACGGATGGTGGTGACGGAATTTCGCTGGTTGGCGATGCCGTCGTTGAGGCTGCTACGTCGTCCACGTTCGTGGGTGTTGTGACGGCTGCCGATACGGTTGTCGTTTACAAGAAGTAATTGAATTGTTGGCGGCGGGGGCGTTTGCCCCCGCCATCAACTGTCTGATTGGAGAACTGTTGTGCCGATGAAGTACCGCCAGTTGGCTTCCCATGCGGATGCTAAAGCCCCCAAGGGTCGTATGGTTTCTAACTACCCGCCGAAGAAGAAGGCAGCCAAGGCTGTCAAGAAGGCGAAGAAGGGTTACTGATATGGCGATGGACAACGACAGCGATATTGCGAATATGATTCGCGCCTTGATGGGCGGTCAACGCGCCAAGGCGAAGATGCGCAAGAAGCCACCCAGTGCGGCACTTTCGACAGAATCAGGTCGTCGTCCTCAGCGTAAGACGAATGTTCCTGTGCCGATGCCGAAGCGTCGTGGTGAGAAGCCGATGGATGCGGCACAGCGTGGCGTTATGAAGGATGCAAAAAAGGCTGCCGCGAAGCGTCAGCGTGTTGTGCCCCGTAAAAAGGGCGGTGTTCAGAAACCGAAGATGAAGGGTTACTGATTATGGCTAGGAACGGTAGCGACGACAAGCGAAAGTATGGTTCTATGGCGGCTAGTTATGGTCGCAAGAAGCCAAAGCCGTCTGCTGGTGGTTCGGCTATGACCCCTCGGCGCAAGGGTCCCAATATGGCTGCACCGAAGCCGACGAATCAGATTCCTTATGGAGAGCGTCCTATTTCACCGTATGGTGAGCCAAAGCGACGCACCAAGACTCGTCCTTCGTCGCCGTATGGCAAGGCTGCTCGTCGCACTCGCACTCGTCCCGCTGGTTACGGGAAAGCAAAGTAATTATGGCTTCTAAGAAGAAACCCGCTATTGGTGGTTTGGCTCGCCCCCAAGGCTGGGATGATGTCGTCAAGCCCATCGCCAAAGGCGCAGCCAAGCGCGTCAAGAAACCCGTCAAGAAGGCTGCCGCAAAGTCCAAGGCACGTTACGACATTCCCGACCCCGCCTTCAAGGGCAAGGTGTATGGTTCTGGTGGAAGTATGACAAAGGCATACAAGGATTATGTGTTGCGGAATATGGACGCTGATTTCTAATGGCTAAGGGTAAAGGTCGCAAGCCTGCTATTGATTTGGGAAATCGTCCAGCCAGTGCTGCTGACGATTTTATTCGGGATGTTATTCGCGCCAGCGTAAAAAAGGCGCGTACTGAAATCCCCAAAAGGGCAAAATATCGTCGCCGCGATGCCGCAAAGGCAGCGATGAAGTTGCGTGAAAAGGGTAAGGACGCAAGTCGTTACATTAAGGACACTGCAAGCAAGTCTGCCGAATGGAATCATGTCAATAAGCAGTCTGGGCGCATTGTTAAGGCTGCCGAAAAAACTGGCGACAAGCGTTTGTTGAATTATCAACGCAGCCGCCAAACTGTCAACGATTTAAAGGTGGCTGACAGAATGGAGGATTTGGGTGGTCGTGTTCGCTCCAAGTTGGGCGACAAATATGGCGACCTTCCAATGCGTGGCGTGAACAAGGCTTATAGTGCTGAGGTTCGTGGTGCACAGCAAAAGTTTGCGACTGCACGGAAAGCCGCGAATCCGCGTAAGGCACCAAAGAAGAAGTAATGGCTCGGAAGCCGAAGTCTCGTACTTCTGGGATTGACCTGGAGCCGATTTTTGGGTTGTTGTCGCAACTCGGATTGGGTGGCTCCATGTCGTCGCCTGCTAATGCCCCTCAGGCTATGGCACGGGATGCCAGCCGCAAGGCTGTCCAAGGCACCACCCAAGGTGCGATGAATACTATTAATACTATTTCCGAGTTTGCTTCGCCTGGTTATTCGTTGAATGAGTTGGCGGCTATCCGCCAACGTGGCTTACAGCCGTCCGATGCCGCCATGGCGGCATTGTATGCGGTGCCGTTTACCAAGCCGTTGAAGCGCACCCGCGATGCTTTTCGTGCTGGTCGCGCAGCCCTGAAAGGTGTTCAGACTCCGAATACGGGGTCGCGTCAAACTGCTGGCATGGCGCAGGAGCCGTCAGGCGAGTTAGAGTACGCAGGACTAACAGCACTACTGAGACTATTGGAGAGATAATATGGCTGCACGGAAACCCCGCAATATTGACAAAAGCATTTGGGACAGCATGTCCGATATGCAGAAAGCCAGTTATCTGCGCACTGAGGGCGATAAGGAAACGGCGAAGATGCTGGGTCGTATGGTGGGACGCGAGTCGTATGCCTCCAAGGCAAAGAGCCGCCAGTCGGAAGCCAAGGGTGTTGCCTCCAAAGCCAAGGGTGTTGCCGAGAAGGCGAAAGACCCGAAGTTTCGTGCCCAAAAGGGTGGCAAAGCGGTAATTAATTACAACAAGAAGAAGAATACCGCTTACCGTCAGGCTGGTCGCAGGGTGATGCCTGATGCTTCCAAGAAGGAATTGCGGTCTTTGGCTGAGGATATTGCGCGTATTTTGAAGAAGATGAAGTGACCGAAACCCCCAATTTATGGGGGTATCGGGAACAGAACGGCTATTTGTGATGAACACACAGCCGAACGCCGTTCCTGCACATTCGTATTATGGTCAGCCCGTTTCGGGTTACCGTTTGTCGGGCACCGAGGGTGCCCGTCTTGCTTCCCCTAGTGGTCCTTATACGGGACGTGATGGTAAGTGCCGTTTTGGCGACGACACCTGTGAGGGGTTTGCTGTCAAGAAATCAGAGTTTTGTGTGGGTCATACGAAGCGTGTAGCGAAGGTTAAGTCTGAGGAGGTTGGCTGATGGCTTATCAGACGATGACGGCAACTGTGTTGCGGCAGACGGTGCGGGATATTGTTGATTTGGATGCGGATGATTTGCCTGATGGTTTGTTGAATCTTTTTATTCGGGACGGCTATTACCGTATTTTGGATGTTGAGAAGCGTTGGACGTGGTTGGAAACTTCGTTTACGTTTAATACGGTCCAGGGTCAGCGGGCTTATACGATTGCGAATTTTACTGCTGACCCCATCTCCCAGGTTGCGTCTATTGTTGATAATTCGGATATTGGTACCCGTTTGGACATGATTGGGTACGATATGGGTGAGGCGACTTGGAATGGGACGACGGACACGAATGGTGACCCGTTGTTTTATGCGGTGTGGAATGGTCAGATTCATTTGTTTCCGAAGCCTGATAATGCGCGGACGTTGACGTGTCGTGGTTATCGGGAGCCGATTGATTGGCAAACGTCGGGTGGTGCCGTGGATGCGGCACCGTCGTTGCATTTCCCGTTGGTGTATTATGCGGTTAGCCGTGTCTATCAGCGTTTGGAGGATGCGCAGATGGCTGCTATGTATAAGCAGTCGTTTGATGAGGGTGTGGCTTTGGCGCGTAATAACATTATGAAACCCAATAGTCACGGTCAGTTGATTTTGGCGCATGGTCAGACTCGGGGTCGTCCGACGTTTGATGGTTGGTTGAACAAGTTGGGCAGGCAGTTGGGTAACTGATGTCGTCGCTTCAAATTTATCAGCAGGCGGATTTTACTGGCGGTTTAAACTTTCGTGCTGACCAGTTTCAGTTGGCTGATAACGAGTCGCCTGACATGTTGAATGTTGAGATTGACCCTCGTGGTGGAATCTTCAGCCGTGGCGGTTATGAGCGCATTAATGCGACGGCTGTGGGTGGGACGTGGGCACCGCATCAGTTACATTGGTTCAGCGGCGCTACGCCGCGCCTGATGTTGTCTAATGGCACCAAGGTGTTGCATTCTACGGGTGGTAATTTCACTACCCTGCAGTCGGCGCTGTCAACTGATGTGGCTATTGCTAGTTCTGAGGGTGCGTGTTTTGCTAACTGGGGTGATGAACTGTATATTGCTGGCGGCGACACATCGACCACCAGTTACCGTTGGAAAACGACGGATACTTATGCGACTTCTATTCCTGTGTTGACGACTTCAACATATAATAACAACTATAATTCGCCTGGTTCTGACAGGTTTCCGTTGGCGAATCATTTGATGGTGCATGCAAACAAGATGTTTGCTGCTGATGTTTCCATTAGCGGTACTCATTATCCGAATCGTGTGTATTGGTCGCATGAGAATTCGCCGCGGGATTGGGCTGCCGCGGATTATATTGAGATTAACACTGGCGGCACTGGCATCACTAGTATGGCTGTTGTTGCTGGTTCGTTGGTGATTTTCAAGCCGCAGGCAATCTTTTTGCTGTTGGGTTATGACTCCGCCAGTTTTCAGTTAGTGCAGTTGTCCAACAAGTTGGGTGCTGTGTCGCATCGCGGCATGGTGTCCGCCGACACTGGCGTATATTTTTATAGCAATCCTGAGGGTTTGTTTTTTTATGATGGTTCGGTTATTGGCGACATTTTTGAGCCGTTGCGTCCAGCAACGGATTTGGGTTATTTGAACACTGCTGCTGTTTCTGCAATCAGTCTTAGTTGGGTGAACAACCGTTTGTGGATGAGTGCCGCTTACGATAGGGCAACAACGGTAACGGACCCGACTGTGAACTTTGTGTATGACCCGTCTATTGGTGCGGGTGGTGCTTGGATGGAGTTGCAAACCACTGATGGTTTTGGTTTGATTTCTGGTTGCGATTTTACGGATGCGAATGATGTGAATCATCATTACATGATTCATCCTGATTTGCCGCGTGTCGTTGCTGTTGATAAATATAATTTGGATAGCGACAATTTGGATGGAACACCAACCAATTTTACCAGTTACTATCGGACGAAGTGGTTTGATGGTGGTTCGTATATGCAGAGGAAAATGTTTCGTCGCCCAGAGTTTGTTGTGAAGGAGCCGACGTTGACATCTGTGTTGAATGTTAAGGTTTATCATGATTATGATGATGGTTTGAATAACGAGAAACGTAATTATGATTTGACGATTACGCCTCCTGATGCTGGTTTGATTTGGGGTACCGATTTGTGGGGTGACTCCTGGGGTTCGGGTGCTGCTACTTCGTCCGTGTTGGTGGGCAAGAACCTGGGGTTGGCTAGGTCTGTTCAGATAAGGATTACTGGTCCTGCTGGTCAGTCTTGGGGTGTTAACAGTATTGGCTACAAGTTTCAGCCGCGAAGAATAAAGGGGTAATTTATGGCAACTCTCAGTATTCCGAACACGTTTATTAACGGCACCGTGGCGGTAGCCACGGAGGTAAACGCTAACTTTACGGCTGTCAAAACGTTCGCTGAAGGAATCTCTAGCGGTGTCAATATTGATGATGGGGCTATTACATATTCCAAGTTGGATGCGAACGTCGCATCCCAGTTGGCTGCTGGTGACAGTGCTGCTGTTGTGTTGGGTTCGCAGGTGTTCGGATGAAGCAGCAGTTTACTTTGCCGCAGATTAACGCGATTGTGGGCAGCGACAAGGATGTGTTGCAAACCATTTTTCGTGCTGTGCAGTCAGAGATTACACGGTTGCGTGAAGAGATTGACAATTTGAAACGGGCTGGTGCAAAATGAGTGACGTTTCCGTTCAGTATGGTGATTTCGGTTTGGCTGCGGCGCAACAGCGCCGTCAGCGTCTTGCCCAGTCGTTGGCGAACCAGCAGGCTGCGTTTATGGGTCAGACCAGGGGTCGTCGTCGCATGCAGGATATTACTAGGCAGTATACGGAGCAGTTTCCCCGCCTTCAGGCGGAGTATGGTGCCCGTGGTTTTGGTGGACCGAACGTCAAGTCTGGTATTCGCACCAAGGGTTTGGAAAAGTTTTCTGAACAGTTTCAACGCGATATTGGTGACGAAAACCTGGCACTCCAGGAAGAGTTGAACAATATTGCGATGTTGGAGGCTGGCGGTCAGGCTGATGTGGACAACTATCTGAATCAGTTGCGTTTGGATAAACAGCGTCAAATTATTGAATCGGCTGCCGCTCTTCAGCGGTACTCGGGTTACTGATAGGAGAAATTATGGCACCGCGCAAGAATACCAGAAAGAATACAGACCCAACTGATATTGTTAAGGTTTATGGTCGTCCGCTGTTTCAAGACCCAGATATTCCGCCGTCTGGTCGTCGCACCAGTCCACAGTTGGATGCTGAGGCACAGCGTCAGTCTGCTCTTGCGCGTGAGGCGCAGCGGCAGGCTGCGAATCGTGCTATTTTGGAACAGCAGGGTTTGCGTAGCATTATTGGTGGGTCGCCTTCACAGTTGCGGGCGCAGGCTGAGTCCCGTGTTCTTGGCAGCAAGTTGATTACGAATCCTGCTGGTTTGTCCAACGAGGAGTTGAATAAACTGGATTTAACACCAACTCAAACCAGTGATGGGATTAAGTTCACCATTGGCAAGGGTGGTGGTGGTTTGTCTGCCTCTGAACTTGCGAAGCAGCAATGGGAGCGCGTCAAGCGCAGTTGGGAATTGGAGGACCGTGCGTTTGATATTTCCGAACGTGAACGCAAAGCGTTGGAAGAGGCTGCCGCTGGTGCGCGTCAGCGCACTGCTTATGAAGAGATTGCTGACATTTATGGCACCCAGGGTGAAGAAGCGTATGGTGCTGAAATGGGTGACATTGAGCGTCTTTATGGTGGACAGGCTGGTGAGGCTGAACGCCGCCGCGAGGCAGCGCTTGCGAGTCTTGCTGCCGCCGTTCAAGAATCTGGTGGGCAGATTGATGCGGCGACAGCCGAAGCACTTCAGAATCTGGTTTCCACTCAGGCATATTCGCAGGTGCCGTTGGTGGAGTTGTCTCCTATGCAGAACTTGTTCACTCAGGCGCTTGCTGCTGAAGGTGCGTCTGCGGCTGGTGTAGAGCAGCAACGTGCGCAGGATGCTGCGTTGGCTGCCCAGTTTGCCCAGTTGGCGCGTGGTGCCGCACAGCAGTTGAATGTTGGTGAGCAAAACTATTTGGCTGCCCTCAGGAATGCGTTGACGGGTGGTCAGGCTGCTGGACGGTCCGCTGTTGCTTCCAGGGCTGCGGCTGAGCGTGGCGGCTTGGAGTCGCAATATGCCCAGTTGGTTAACCAGATTGCTGCCTCCAGGGCTGATGCTGAGCGGGAAGCGGAACGTCGCCGCCAGGAGGCGTTGCTGGCTGCTGCTAAAGCCAGGGCTGAGGCTGAGGCTTTCCCGCGTGGCAGGACCGAAACTGAGGTTATCCCGCCGCCCGCAGGGGATTGGATGCAGTATTTCCGTTAAGTCGGGAACATCTAGGACAATATAGGTATGGCTATTCGGTATGACCCCACCAGCGAATATGACCGTTATATGCGGTCATTGTATGGTGATGACTGGGTAAGGAAGAAGTCAGCCAAGCGGGTAGGTCCAGTTAACCTCCCGTCTGTCGTCGCCCCACCTGAGGGTCCGAGTACGGTTCAGACACCAGAGTTGGATGCGCGTGGTCGTCCCAAGACGACCGCTAGCGCAGAGGAACTGCGTACCGATATTGCAACGAATACGGCGCTTCGCCGTATTCAGTCTGCACCTGGGTTGGATGCAGCCGAACGTAATCGGCTGGAAAGCGTTATTCGTTCGCGGGCTGCTGGCGTATCCGCGCCTGTTCAGGATACGTTTTGGAACAAAATTAGGGACATTGCTTCGTCGCGTGTTCTGTCACCATTTAAGAGCGCATATAAGGCGACTGCACAGAATCCTGCTGTTGGTCCTGTTGTTAACCCTGTTGGTGCAGCCAAAAGTATTTGGGATTTGACACGCGATGTTTCGCGTGTCGCACAGTCTGGTCTGAAGGAACTTCAGGATGCGTTGACATCCCAGGGGTTGCAGCCGTTTCGTCCCGCGGCTATTTCGCCGTTGAATGTTGGTGGCACTGCGTTGAATAAAGAAGAAGAAGATTTGTATGCCGAGTTGAAAAAGCAGACGGGCGACCCTGCTAAGCCGAGTTGGGATGATTTTGTTAACCAGGCGAAAGACCCTGATTGGGCTTGGCGCAAGAGTGTCCACAGCGAATATGTGAAGTCCAAGAACAAGGTTGCTGGATTTATCGCGGATTTGGGTGTTGAGATTGGTACTGACCCAGTGTCGTATGTGACTGGTATTGGCGAGGTCAAATATATTGGTAAGGCTGGACGTTATTTGCTGGCTGAGAAAATGTTAACCAAGGAAATGCTGGCTAAGTATCCGCAGTTGGCTGGTAAGGCAAACGATATTTTGCGTATTGGTGTATGGGCGCTTCCGAAAGAAGTTCGTTTGGCGGAAGGCATTAACACTGGTATTCGTATTGCTGGCAGACCAGCAAAGTTTACGGAGAATTTGGGTGACTTTGTTGGTCCAGGCATGTCAAATGTTCGCGCCAGAATTGGCGATGTCATTAGTTCTGCTGGAATGCGGGCTGGTTTGAATGGTGGCGTATTCGTACGCGAATCCGCCAAAGGTTTGGTTGGTGCTGGCAAGAAGGCTGGCGGAGTTTACAGGATGTCGGACGAGCAGGCGACTGCCGCGATTGCGAACTGGTCTGCACGTCAATATAGCCGTGGCGAGGTTGCGTCGTCGTACACCAGGTTTATGGATGGGATTCGTGACACAATCCAGCAAGCCAAAGACGAAGGCTTTGACGAGGACTTGGCGTTGACGCTGGACACAATTAGGAACCGCCCGTGGACGACCATTCCCGACCGTCAACGTATCTTGGCTGAACGGCTTGGTCAATGGCAGGATGGTTTGTATAACGCCATCCAGGACCGCTACCGACAGTTTGGTGTTGACTTTGACACCGTGATTGACCCGTTTGGTTGGGTGGACAATTATGTGCATCACCGCATTACGCGGGATGCGCGTAGTTGGATTCGCCAGAATGATGCTTTTAAGAACAAGATTTTCCGTACGGCGGATTTGAATGCTGATGATTTGCTGAATGTTGGTCAGCCTTTGCGTTTCCGTAAACTTCGCAAGGGCGAAACCTTTATGGGCGAGACTTTGCAATATGGTGATATTGCTGAAGTCAACGAAATCTTTAAGCGTCAGACTGGTACCAATATTGATTTCTTTGAAACGTCTGGGTCCGCTGTCGCGGACGCATATGCGTATTCAATGTCAAAGATGTTGGGACGTGAGGCGTGGGCACGGCGTTTGATGCAGTACGGTGACACTGCTGCACAGAAGATGATTCGTGAGGAAGTACCGAACAAGGAACTTTCTAGCGGTTTGGCTACGACTTTGCGTAGCCTGAACCAGGTTCGCCGCGAGATGGTTGGCGATATGCGTTTGAAGATGGGTACTTTGCGCGACGACATAAAGTCAGCCGTATCCGCGGCAGAGCGCGTCGTCAAGGGCAAGTCCAAGGAGTACCAGTTGGCGGCTGGGCGTATTGCTGGGCTGTCTAACAAGTTGCAGCGTTTGGAGAATGACCTTGCGTCGTTGCGTTCTCGTGCCCAAAGCATTGATGAAGCAGCCAGGGGTTCGTTTGAAACACAGCATGCTGTGCTGCTGGGTCAGATTAAGAGTTTGCGTACCGCGATTGAGAATGCCAATGGCGAAGAGGCGGCATTGCGGATGGTTCTTCAGAACGCCTATCAGAAGATGTATCCGCAGGCGAAGCGTATTCCCGAGGATGTCGAGGTGCTTGCCGACCGCATTCTTGCCGCTAGGGGCGCACCATCTAGCCGTGAGGTTCGTCGCATTAATCAGCGGCTCACGGATATTCGCCGCCAGTTAGACGAGGGCGGTGTTGACCCCCAGTTGCTTGCCGAAGAAGGTCGTCTGAAGGATTTGATGAACGGTTACCGTGTCAGCAGCGACTTCCGTTCGGCACAGGATTATGCGCCCGATAATGGTTTCTTGTATGTGTCGCGTTCTGGCATGGACACCGACCCGTTTGAAAAGCCATTCAATTTACTGGAGTCCAACCCTGCTGCTTTCCCAACCCGTGAGGATATTGTTGCGGTTCGGGTAATCCCGAACGACCGCATTTTGGATTCGCGTACCGATATTGGTTTGGAACAGATTTTTGGTTTGGAAACATTTGGTGACGAATTTGCGCGGCAGTTGGATGCCGCAAACATTGACTCCACCATTTACCGTGAGGGCTACGAGACTGCCAAAAATCTGGGTGTGATTGACCCAGAAATTGAGGAGCAGTTCCCAGACTTGGCTGACCTGCTGGACAATATGATGCTGAACTCATCCACCCAGGTGATGCCAATGGGTGAGCCGCAGTTAATCAAGGACATCTACGACGACATGGTAAACGCCGCAACTGGTGTTGCTGTCCGCGCTGGTGTGCCCAACCCCGAGGTTGTCGGCAAACAGTTGGTGGATTCCACGATTGGTTCGCTGGCACGTTCCGCGCAGGATGAGGGTGTGGCTGATGGCATTATGCTGCCTGCTCGTTTGTTCAACGAAGGCGCGGAGTTGGATGATGTAGTTGTCGTCGTCCCGCCAGAGTTCCGTGTTGCGCCGTCACAGTCGGTGACGGCTGATGTTCAGGATGCCAGTTCGCCGTTAATTAAATCCATTTTGGATTCTGACTTTACGACTGCTTCCGAGGCTACTGCTGGGCGGCTTGCTGAAATCAGCAGCCGCACTTCTCAGGTGTCCCGCAACCACCAGGCTTTGCGTGAGGAACTGAAGAAACTTCGCGCACAGAAGGGCGGCATCGTTGGTGCCCAGGCGCGACGACAGCGAACAGCCGAAGAGGCGAAAGTCGCGTTGGAGCGTTTGCGTAACGGCGAAACGACAGTGATGATTGGTGGCAAGAAAGTCAAGTTGACCCGCACCAAGATTGAAAAAGAGTTGGAAAAGTCGCTGCGCCTGGAAAAGCGTTTGCGTGACAATCTGGAACGCGAGATTCAAGCCAGTCTCCGTGGCTTGCGCACCGCCGAGGGGTTGTCGTTGCCCACGGTTGAGGCGAAGTTGCTGTCTGTTGGCGAACGCATGTCGGCGCTGTTCAACGAGATTCGTTTGATGGATGCTTGGGATGCGGGCGTTGGTGCCCGCATCAAGTCCGAGTTGCAATATTACGGTCAGGTTCTGGCGGAAATGCCTGCTGTGGGCGAGGCTGGTATTGCCAGCCGTGAGTGGGTGCGGCGCGTGATGCGCTCGCTGGACACTGCCCAGATTATTCCCGACCCGCAGATTCGCAAGTCATATGAAATGTTGACTGACCTGCTGCATTATGACGAGATTGCTTTGGCGCAAATTGACGACGTTATCACGCAGACTGTTGGCGAAAAGGCTTTGGTTGACATTGGTGCCATTGGTCCTGATGTTGCCTACAAGGTTCTTCAGGGCTGGGACCGCATCGCTGGTTTGGGCATCCAGGTTCCTGAAGAGTTGGTAAAAGTGTGGAAGCCGAATCTGGAAAAGTTGCTGAAACGAGAAGGTTCAGAGTGGCGACGGTTGCGTGAAGCAACCGAATGGATGAACAAACTGTTCAAGACGTATGCGATTGGTACCGTCGGCTTTTTTGTGCGCAACGCTTACAGCGCCCTGTTTATGAACACTGTCGCTGGTGTTGAAGGCGCGAACATGGCGCGAGGTGCCAAGGCTGCGTTCTTCTACCGCAAGTACGGTCCGAACAAGTGGCTGGATGCTTTGGGCATTACCGATTCTGCCGAACGTCAACTGTATGAAACGGCGATGAGGGCACGTCAGGCGACTGGTCGCGGCATGTATTCCGACATCGCGGAACCCGTCATCAAGGGCACTCGTGGCGAGAAGATTATCAACAACATTTATACGCGGGCGATTCGTCGCACGAACGAATCAGTTGAGGACATGGTTCGTTTCCCGATGGCGTTGGACACTCTGCGCAAGGGCGGCGATTATGCCGAGGCGGTTCAGCGAATCAACCGCTACCACTTTGACTACAGCGACCTGAGTGGTTTGGACCAGAGGGCGTTGAATGTTATCCCGTTCTGGATTTGGACGACCCGCAACATCCCCACTCAAATAGCGAACCAGTTGATGCGTCCGCGAGCGTACGCAGTGTGGGAAAACATCCAGGAAACTTTGCCCGTTGATGGCGAGTTGGCGTTGCCTGCTTGGATGCAGGCGTATGAGCCGCTTGGAATTGTCGGATTGGGCGGTCCCGCGAACATCATTCTGCGCCCCGACCTGCCGCATCAGCGGCTGGACGAGGCGTTGGAGTCTATTGTGAACCCGTTCAAGTTGGCTGGTATGGCTTATCCGCTATACAAGGTGCCGATTGAGATTGCGGCTGGTCGCCAGTTGGGAATTGACACTGGACCATTTGAGCCGTACCAGGAAGCCAAGGGCATTGATAGGGCGTTGGCGGAGATTTTGGCGCGTACTCCGTTGGCTGGCGAGACACGTCAGCCTGCAGGTGAGCCACGTCAGATTTCGGGTCGGGCTTCGTATGCCGCTGGGCAGTTCTTGCCGCTTATTGCCACCCTCCAGAGGCTGTCGGGTGGGCGTTTGGGCGGTAAGGAATCGTACGGTAAGCGCACTCTGGCGGCATGGTTGAACTTCTTTGGTATTCCGCTGGAGACAATCGGTGAACCGCAGCAGCGGTCGGAACAGTTGCGACGACAGTTTGACATCAAGGATGCCATCAAAGAGATGGTAGACTTGAACATCATTCCCCCAGAGAAATAGGACATTTATGGCTGAGAATATGGATAAGTTTTATAATTGGCAGCATGGCACGGCTGGTGACCGTGTGAAGTTCCGCAAGGCTTCACCGAACCTGGTTGCGATTAACGACTATTTGTGTAAGCGTTGGGGTGGCACGAATGTCGGCATTTATGTTGTGCGCAACATCAAGGATGGCAGCATGCCGTCGTCGCATTCGTTTGGTGCCGCGTTGGACTGGCGCTACGGCGACAGTATCACCGCCCGTAAGAAGGTGATTGAGGAAGTGTTGCCTTGGTTGGTGGACAACTCGTCAGAGTTGGGCATCCAGGCGATTCATGACTATGTGGGTTGTAATGTGTGGCGTTCGGTGCGTCATGCTCCGCAGAAGCGTGGCTGGTTGAAGCAGCCGAAAGGCTCCCAGGGTGGTGCGATGGGTCAGTCTTGGGCGCGTTGGTTGCATATTGAAACCACGAAACTTGACTGGAAGAATGGTCGTCGTGTGGACGAGCGTTTCTGAATGCGGCTGTCTGCCTGAGTTGTTGGACCCCCGCCGTCAGCGGGGTGTTTATTGTGACCGTTTGGAGGAGGAAGCGGACGACGATTAAAAGCCGTCGTCGTCCTCCATACGCATTTCCATATCCCAGTCTGGGTTGGAGTTGCGGATAGCGGCATTCAGATGATACATGATTTTGCCGTACTCGGTTAAACATTTCTGTTGCGCTTCTTCATTATCTAGCAGGAATGCGGCGAACCAGTTCATCACCAGCGATTCGGCATCCGCCATGGTAATGGTGAACTCCATAACGAACCCGCCTTCATCGGTTTCGCGAATGATTTTTTCAAACGTGGCTGACATTTCTTCAATGTCGTCTGGGTGGAAGTCGTCGTCATCAATCATGCTATTTCTCGTTTCTTGCTAGACGTAACGCTTTGACCCCCAGGCGGCATTGCACCAGGTCGGCTAAACGTGCGCGGGGAATGTTCAATTCTTGTGCTTCTTCAATGAGTGCTTCCAGCCGTTCATCAAATTTGTTCAAGTCTATTTTTCTGGATTTCGTCATAGATGTTTGCCGCCGTGGTGGAAATAATTTGGTCAATGTCTGGGAATACCTGGTTCAGGACTGCAACTATAGCAAGCATCGTTGCCAATTGAAAGTCGTCGTCAACCATTAGTTCGGCTTCGCCAATGACGACCCGCGCCCCGAGCGGATTGCTTCCGTACAGAGTCCCGTTGTCGTCGCCCATGTTTTCGTTAGTGTCACTCATTGCTGTCTCCTAGTTCTAGTTGGAATGTTTCGTCACGCAACATGATACCAATAACCGCATAGCCAACAATGTCAGCATATGTGTCAATGACGGTTTCGTTTGCGACCGCGTTGTTGTTGTTGCGTTTCTTCAGATTCGCGGCTCGTGCGATTTTGTCGCACAGCCGCACAGCCACACCAATCATCCCAAAGTTCATAATGTTGCCATGACCATAATCATGCTGCTTGCTGCACAGCAGACTGTGCATCGCATCCGTGTCAAACTTGCCTTGCAGGTCCAGCAGCGTGTGCATCGCTAACGCGCCAGCATGCTTCACCAGCAACGTCATCGTCTCTAGGTCGCCGTTAGCGCCGTCACGGACGCATGCTGCCAGCCCGTCCGCAACTGCATCATAACCGTTATCGGACGGCACCTTCATCAGTTGCGCGTAACTTTGCAGTTCGCGCAACGCAACCATGCAGCCATCATTCCATGTATTTATAACCATACAAATCCACAAACCTTTCGTTCGTAACCAATATTTCTCTCAGATTATCTAACGCTTTGTGCGCTTTCCGCCACGCATGCGACTTCGCTTTGATACCAATGTTCTTCGCCGTATCCTCATAGGTACTCCGCAAAAAGAATACCTCATGTAACACCTGGCGGTCCTGGTCGTCCAGCATGTCATAGCATTCGGTGACGATATCTACCAGTTCCCAGTCCGTGTCTGCATCCTGTTGGTAGAACGGTTCCGCCATCAGGAACTCAACCAGTGTTTTGCCTACTTTGGCGCGAGGTTCATACTTCATAATCGTAATCAGGATTCGTGAGGATGTCCATTACTTCAGGTGGCTGCAGCAGGAACCCGCGGGACGGGTTCTGGGAAGCCTTAGCGAAATCGTGGTATCTGTCTGTGCCCAGATTATTGGCGGCGACATACCGCTTCAGACGTGGCACAGACACCATAACGAACGCACCGTCCAGCGTGTAAATATACACCCACCATGCAGCCTTGGTGACCTGAAGTCCTGAGGGCTGCCAGATGCCTTTGCGGCGCGGGTTCTGTTCCATTTCTACAACCATGCGCCCGTTCCTGTAACGGTCCGTTTTCACCTCAAATGAACCATCGCTCAGGGTGTCCAGGAATTGGGCAATCATGGCTTCGCCACGTTGCCCGTATTTCAGGTCGGTTTGGAAGTCAAACTTGCGTGGTGGCAGGTCAAAGTCGGAGAACTTGCCCATTATGCTTTCTCCGCCTCAATGTAAACCACCTGTTTGTCGTCGCCCCATGCGACACCGTTCAGTCCGTCCAGGATTGTTTTCGCATAGTTGTCAATGTCACCCTTCAGGCGTGACTCGGTGTCCACATAATCTGCGATGGTGATTTCGGTGCCGTCAATGGTGAACCGCATCTTGACGGATACGGTGCCCTTAAATTTGCCGCGGCGGCGCGGATACGCTGCCGCCACCAACGCTTCTGCATCTAGTGTGCGTTTGGGGGTGAACACTCGCCCGTAGCGGGTCATGCGTGGTCTGCCTTTGGGGACGGGGCGGGAGTCCACCGTGAAGGTGACGGTCTTTTTCTTTTTACGGTCGGTCATGTTGGAGTCCCATCTTGCCCCGCCTCCAACGAACGGCATTATATGTGTTTACTGTACCATACACTACTGCACCCAGTATGAAACCGTACTGGCGGGTCGCTAACGCGAACCCGACCCACAGGCATTCGTTGCAGAATGCCAGCACCCAGCCTTGCCACATGTGTCTGCCCACCATCACCAGGGCGGTGACACCGATGACACTCAGGATGTACGGCATCATGTGGTGAACACCTTTACCACTAGTTTGTCAATCTCTTGCTCGCCGTTGGCTCGCATATGATATTTGCCCCAACGACGGTCAGCGTCCACCAGCACCATTTTGGATTGGCTTGGATTGAGTCCAGACTTTGCACATTCCCAAGCCAGGTGCGCCAGTGTGGTGGAGCGGTCTTTGCCTTGTAGCGGTCCGTCACGCCAGATGACTTTGCCCAACGGAGTCAGAATCCCTAGCGCTTCACCGATTGGTTCGTCACCGTTCAGCATCATGGGTGCCATCTTGGGGCGCTCTGGTTCACGCCACATTGCAGCAATCCGCACAATCGTTTCGGGTGCGGTCAGGTTTGCTGTCGCCACATCCAGGAACTGGTCCAGGGTGATGGGCTGGTCGTCTGCACCTAGCACTCTGCGGTGGGGAGTGCTAATGTCGGCGGCATCCCAATATGGGAGCCGCACATAGTTGCCGAACTGGCTGCCAACCAGATGCTCCTGTTTCGGGTTGACCTCACGAGCAGGATATTCGGCTACCTGATGGGCACACAGCAGCATGCGTCGCATTGCTGTAGCGGTGACTGGTTTGGCTGCGAACACCCACACATGGTAGCCCTTGGAGCGTGACCGCTCAATATGGGCGACGACACCTGCTGCTGCCAGCGAGTCGCGGATGGACTTTGCTCCTGGCAGGTCGTCAATGTCAATGTCGCTGCAACCCCACACAACATAGTGGTCGCCCTGATAGGGGACCATCGGGTACACACCGATTGCGGCAACACCGTCCAGGTGTCCACGGATTATTTCCGCTGTCAGTGGTTCCTTGACGCAACGTCCTTCTTCGTGTCCGTATGCGTCTTTGCGTCCACGAAATAGTTTCGTGAACGTCTCTAGTTGTGTGTCTGTTGTTGTCATGGCTTACCAATCCTCCAGATTTGCCATTTCCAATTGTGATGCGACGACAATAGGTCCAGTGTTATCTGAACGTTTGTCGTTGCCTGCTGCCATGCTCATGCTATACGGGAGCATTACCAGCGGTGTCAGCCGTCCTGTGCCCTGCTCAATTTCATAATCAATGTCATCCAGCAGGTTGGACGATGGACGTTTACATTTCACCAGGTTGACGGTGAGCGTGTGTGTATGGATGCGTAACTCGTACCGTAGTTCATCCAGTTTCTGCAATAGCCGTTCTGTGTTGCTTGCGCGGTCCAGCCGTTCCTCAATCTCACGGATTTGAGACTCAATCTCAAACCGCTTTCGGCGTACACCAATGACGTGTGTTGCTTGCTGTTCACCACCGTATGCTCCTGATGAGATTGTCATTTTGCGTCCGTCCGCTCCAGCGGAGCGTGACGACTGGTGCAAAATCAGCAACGGTATATTGTGCCGTTTGCCGAACGCCTTGATTGTGTTCGCCTTGGATGGCACATCTTCTCCGCCACCGTTCAGCAGTTCCAGATAGTCAAACACCATCAAGGATGGTTGTCCCCACATGTCGTTGACCTCACCCAACGCACGTTCCATATCCCCCAGGTTCATCATCTGGTCAAACACAGCCAGGTTCGGGAAGTCCTCTGTGGCTGTTTGCCTGAGTAGGGCGATGGCTTCACGGTCACCGTCACCAACCTGCTGTTCCAATATGGATGCGTCAATGCCATGCCGTAGACATGCCAACTTAATCAGCGTCAACTGGCGTGGTTCATCGGGACAGAAATACACAACCGTCTTGTCACGGTTCGCATTCAGAATCTGCAACAGGAACAGCGTTTTGCCCGAGTGACTGTAACCGTTAATGAGACACATCTCCGAGGGTGCGATGCCTCTCATCTCACGGTCAATGGCATCAAAGCCCAAATAGACACGTTCGGACGGGTTCTGTGCCCAATGCACAAAGTCGTCTGCCGCATTCACTAGCGGCTGATAATAGGAGTGGACGGACACTAGCCCCTTAGACGCATCAGGAGCGGGGATTTCTCCCCGCTCCAGTGCCTGCCAGCGTCCCGCAAAGTCGGGAGCCATGCGTTACTTACCTCGTGGTGCCCAGAAAGCGTCGTTTCCGTTGACAGCCTTAAACCAGGGGCGCTTCGGGTTTTCCGACAACTTGTCACGGTTGTCCCACACTTCGCTGATGCCCTTCTTGGCGCACTCAGTATGGAGCCACTCGGGGAGCGGTCCGTGCTGCTTGCCCTTGACACGCACCTGGAATCCACCTGACGATGACACAACCTCAGCGGACGGGAACACCGCCTGAACGGTCTGCACGAACTGTGCTTCCTGCGCCTCGGTCGGCATGCTAGCGCCTGCGGTCATGCCGTGGGCACCCAGCAGAGCATCTGTCGTTGCCTCAAACGCAATCAGGAAATCCGCAATGTTGCGGTTCACATCTTCCGTTTTCGGTGTCAAGTCGGCAGCAATTTTTGCTGCCACCTGTGTGATGATGGATTGGTCTTTACTGATGGTATTCACCTTATTCTCCTTTGTTGTTGGTATTACATGTTCGGCAGCCAGAAGGGAGGTCACCCGTGAGGGGCATCTGGCTGCCTTGCGTTCCCTTGTAGTGTATCATGCCACTGTCTGTTTCATGTCAATAGGCGACGACATGGAATGTGAAGATACACAAGCACCTTTACACACCGACCAGAAGTCGCACCATTTCTCTGAACACAGATTGCCTTGGTCGTTGCGAATCCATGGCAATTCCGTACCAAGTTTGTGTGACATGGTGACGACTGACTGTACCTGATTGCGTAACCAGGCGAAATGTTCGCGGTTCCTGTGAACCGCGACAACCTGTGCCTTCGGGGACTTCTGACGAATCATCACACCATATTTGAATATGACTTCCGACGGGTCATCAACCCATGCCAGGTTGCCTGCAGCGAACGCATACACGGTCGCTTGGATGGCATGCTGCTGTTTGTCTCTGGCATTATAGGTTCGTCCAGCGGTTTTCCAGTCCCAGATGACACCATCGGGTGCCACATAGTCCATGGTGCCCTGGAGTCGCACCTCGTAGCCGTCCAACACGAACCCCAACGGCACATCAAATTGTGCTTCCACCTTGCCACCCAATGCTACCTCGGTACGAATGTCGTCATACCAGGCTGCGACCATCGCATCAATGCAGTCACGCACATCGGGCAACCCAGTGTTGCGGTGCGGTTCCAGAATCAGTCGCTCATATTCTGTCACCGCTTCGTGTTGCATCGCTTCCACGATGTGAACATGGTCGTCACCCAAATCGGCATAGTGACCGTTCAGGTACCGCTCAATCGCATAGTGGACAGCGGTGCCAATCATTGTGGCATCCGACCCCATACGGAACTCGGGCAACGTCAACCCCAAACGTGAACGCTCAGGGCAAATCATCACATCGTTCAGCCACGACTGCCGCACATAGATGCGGCGGTTTGGAATATCATATTTCATAACTACCTCCTGGTTGGTGAAACCATCATATCAGATGGGTGTACGCTTCTTGTTTCTTTTGCGAAGATTCGTGACATACGAAATGGAAAACGAAATCCCCGTTTCCTGCTGCACGGTCGCAATAATCTCGCTCGGTGGCGTAGTCGTGTCCAACGACAGGCGCTTTATCATGTCCGACGCAGACCGCTGAACGTCCTCGGGAAGTGTGTCCCCGTGTAGTTGTCGTCGCCGTTTGGCGAAGATGTCTCGCATCGTTTCCATAATGTGGGTTGTCATCTGAACACGTTCAGCCAACTGTTTCATGTGTGGCAACGTGAACTCGGTGAACTGGTTCTCAATCACCGCCAGTTTTTGTTCGGTCATTTGGTGTGGCGTGTTGACACGCCCACCGATACAGGACACGAACCATTGGTGTGGCGTAATGCCCACTTGCCTCAGGATTGTGTTCATGTCGTATCCGTAATGGTTGTAAGCACTGTTCACAAAGTCACGAACCGCCCACCATTTACCGAAATCCTTACTGGTAGCAATCTCCTCAGGCAACGACAACTCCCCCAGGCTTTCAGGGAACTCGTACCCGCCCGCTTCCAGACGTGACCATTCGTCATAGAAACGGCACAGGTCTTGGAAGTAGTCCACCATGCTGTTGCGTGTCCATGACCGCGAGTAGCCCCTGAGGTCGCATATCTTTTTACCCATCCACATTTCATGCACCCCATCGGACACGCTGATGCGCACCTGCAGGGGTTTCACGTCACATAGACAGGTTTCGGGATGGTCAACTATCCCGCAGCCGATTGGTGCTTTCATTATGCGACCTCCATCACAGTTATTTTGTTGGCATGCTGCAAGCATGCTGGCGCATACACCAACGGCACATGCACCGTCACCTTGTTCTTGCATTTCGGGCACCTGA